TCCCTATCCATAAAAGCAAACTCATCCAGCACCGCCGATGATAGCGACACGCCGCGCAATGAGTCTTTATTCTCAGCGCCCTTTAGATAGATCATTCCGCCGCCTTCTAGCTCAGCGCACAGCAGCGATTCATTCTTATAGACAATCCAATCCTTAGCGATTTCTTTCAGCAGTCGCCAAGCAATTTGACGCGCCATAACATACGACGGAGCAATGTAGTAATGCACCCCGCCCATCGTCATTGCGTTGTGACACAGCCAAGGCAGGGCTAAGTACGTTTTCCCGAATCGCCGTCCGCATACCACCACCTTAAACCGCTTGTCAGACTGCCAGATTTCAGATTGAGGCTTTGTCAGTCTAATCACTCAACAATCCCTTGCTCTTTCGCCTGACTATCAGAAAGCACGATAACAAATGGTTTTTGATCGGCGGTGTTGGCGTCTTTCTCGACGGGAAGGATTTTAACCCACAGTTTGTAAAATTCTGCAGGTTCATTACGTCCCCACGCCACTAGGCCCTCAACGCCACCCAATCTTTCGAACGCCTCTACCAGCGCGCTTTTTACCGATGCTGTCGTTTTGTTTAACGTCCCCTTCTGTCGCCCGCCTATACGCTGACCAGTTCCTTTGAGTGCAGCATTCATCGCTGCAGCGCCAGCCGGTGTTTTTTTGGCTGCCATTTATACACCTCTCTTTAAAAACTCCACTTTCGAGTTGATACATTGTAACACGTCAAGATGATTTCAAAGCCGGAACGTGGCCGGCTTTTTATCTATGAAAAAATCATAAAACTTACACCGCTATTTTTTGCTGATCGACACAGTTAGCCCGCCGCCGTCTTTTGGCTCACCGTAAGCCGCATGTATCTCGACAATCTGACGGTCGTTTTCGTACACCGTGCCCTGCAAACTATCTAAAGCCACCTTCAAACAGTTATCTAAATCGATAACCGTTTTAGAGGCTGTACCGTCTTTTTTTTGCTTTGGGTGCAACACGACTACAACCGACAACAGATCATCGCTTCTAGGTGCCTTTACGCCGCAGCAAACAGCAGTCCCTTTTGCAATTCGCTTGTATGCAGTCGCTTCAGCCGACAAAACCGCACGATTACGGAAAATCCGCCAGTAACGATTAGCCGATGGTGGGTAGGGTAGCTGGATGGTCACGCTCTCAAAATCGCTCATGTTTTTCAGTCCTTGTTTTGGGAAATTTGGAGTGCGCCAAAACCCGTTTTTTTCTATGGCGCACTATTACTTAATTTTTTTCGTTTTTTGTCGCTTGCAATGATGCTAGCTAGCGCGCCATGCACCCCCCTCCCCTTTAGGGGGAGGGGGGGGTTGTGGCGCACTGTGGCGCACCATCGCAAATTTGCCCCCCCGTGAAATGTGGATTTTCGTATTTATTTTGGCGCACTAACATGGTTAAACCATTGATATTAAAGGATTTTTCCAAAATTTACCCCGTCAAAAAACATGGTGAACCGTAGTGCGCCATAGTGCGCCAAAGGCTTGGCGCACTGCGAAACTGTCATATCGCCAAAAACAGCAACTTTCAGCCATTTTGCATACACTCAAAAATAGGGCTGATTGGGTCGGTTATCACAAAGGCGCGGTGGTAACTTTGGTTGCCATGAGTCATCGGCTCGGCGTCTACGGCTTGCAATAACCGGTGGTCGATACACTCTCGCAGCGGCTTATCTCTACCGCTTCCCGTCCCAGTTAGGCCAAGCGCCCGACATTCGTCACGGTTATTGATGAATGACCGAACAACCGCCTCGTGAATCACCGGAACACCGGCTTTCGTTGTTTCCCCGCCGCCGTCTTTCGCCCACGCCATTTTCAGTGTCTTGAGCAATCTCTCCGCCTTCTCGTTTAACGGCGCTTTGATCTTTTCGTCTTCGTCCTGCTGCTGGCTATTGGTGCAGACAGCCACAGCGCCCGTAATCGGCTCGCCGTCTTCATCAATCCAGCCTAAATCGACTTTCTGCAGATCAAACATACGCGGCGCAACTTCTTCGCTATCCTTGTTTTTCTTCTGCACCAACACAAAGCCGGTGTTACTGTCCTTGGCCGGCTGGATCGAAAACTCAATATCTAAATTGCCGCGCCAAGCGGATGAGCCACGGGCGCGATCTTGTGCCTCAATACTCACGCCGGTGTGGTGCACCAATAGCACTGAGCACCCAAACCGCCGAATAAGTGCATCGCAAGCGTCAATCATTTGTTTAGCGTCCTGAGCCTCGTTTTCGTTGCCAGCTAAAAAGCGGTGCAAAGTATCGACAACGATGATGGACGGCTTTTCGGGTAGCGATTCGATAGCCTCTATCGTGTCTTGCAATCCTTGCGGCTTGTTCAAGTCCGTGCCACCCTTGCTTAACCACATCCGGCCCAATTTATCCACACCGTGATGTTTTTTCCATGACGCAATCCGGCTTCTGAGGCCGCTATGCCCTTCACCGGCCAAATACACAACGCCGCCTTGTTTGGTCTTTAAGTCGCACCATTGTCGGCCTGTTGCGATGTGCATCACCATATCCAAAACCAAAAACGTCTTGCCAATACCTGACGGCCCGTGAATCATAATCAGCGCGTTGGCTTGCAAATTGCGCTTAATTATCCACTCCACTGCAACCGGCGTGTCTGCAAAGCTGTCTGCATCAACAAGCCAATCACTTTGCTTTTTCGGCGGTGACAACAACGCCGCCAAATCGCCGCCATTGCGGTAATAGTCGTTAACATCCTCGCCAACATTGGGCATTACCACCAAGCGCGCACCGGCTTTTTCTGCTGCCTCTTGTCCGTATCGCTGCCCCGTGCCCGTGACATCATTGTCTGCAACAATGGTGATTGACGCATCCAGCCCAAACAGCGAGCGCACGCCGGCCGCCACCGCAGGCATGTTGCTGGCTGAAAAAGCGCAAAAACAAGCGCATCCCGTTACCTGGTAAATCAAGGCCGCCTTTGCTGCTGCTTCGGCAATATAGATAGCCTGCCCCCTTTCTGGCTTGCCAAACGCGCACGCCCCGCCCGCTGCTTTCTGGCCGTAGGTGAATTTTTTCTCGCCTTCAGGTGTGATTGTTTGCGCCCCGATTAAATCACCGGTATTGATGTCGTACATTGGGACAATTAGCCGGCCATCTTGCAGTGTTAGCCACCCGTTAGCGGTGATACTGTGGCTTGCAATATAGGGGTGAGAATCGCTGGCCGGCACTGCGCTTGCCAAGTCTGTTTGCGCTTTAGCGACAGCCTCACGTTGCCGCTCTATTGCTTCCGCCTCCCGTTTTGCTTTTGCCGCCGCGATTCTTCGCTGTTGTTCTTGCTTCTCTTGCTCGGAAATATCCCGCCCGACATCGGCGCACCACTTAAATTCGCTTCCTTCGCGCCACGAGCCAAATGCACCGGCTGCAATATCGCCATCAAATGCCACATACCAGCCTGCGTCATCCTTCGCTTTGCCGTTGAGAGAGAAGCGGCGTAAACGCCCATCTAAAATAATCTCATCCGGCGCAATGCCGTAAGCACGCATGATCTCATGCTTGAGCTGCAATTCCGGTGGTTCGACATGCCGAACTGCATCAATAGAAAACCCATTAACCGGCAAATCTGACGCATTCAGCGCGCCACCAAAGATGGATGTTAAATCAGCCATTGCTTGCCTCCACCACCACCTTATAAACAGCATTGGCATTAGCAAGCGAAATGCTAATTTCCCCTTTAAGAAACAGATACAGCGTATTGCTGTGCAAGCCAGAACGACGCGCAATCTCGCGCACTGAAAGCCGGCTTTCTTTAATCAGTTTCTTTAGTTCTGCTTCTGTTATCATTGCGTCTCCCTGTCTGCTGGTGTGGAAATTTCCGCAAACTTTAACAGAATACTGTTGCAATCGCAAAAAAGATGCTGTAAAGTTCACATCACTGGCTGCACTGATTAGCAGACGAGCCAACAAGCCAAATCGGAGAACCAACGTGGCAATCCTCAAGCGAACATCAAACATTACCGCCGATGGTGGTATCAAATGCCTGATTTACGGGCACAGCGGGGCAGGAAAAACATTTCTTGCCTCAACACTCCAAAACCCTCTCATTATTTCCGCCGAATCAGGTTTGCTCTCGTTGTCTGGTTTCGATTTTCCGTACATCGAAGCAAACAGCATCGATTCTTTGCGTAGCGCATACGAGTTCTGCACATCACCAGAATCAGCCGGCTTTGACATCGTTCTTGATTCTATTTCTGAGATTTCAGAAGTTGTTTTGTCGGCGGAAAAGAAAGCAACCAAAGACCCGCGCCAAGCATACGGCGCGACACAGGAAAAGACACTGGAGATTGTCCGCCTTTTTCGCGACATCCAAGGCAAAAACGTGGTGTTTATCGCCAAATGCGAGAAAGCACAGGACGAACACGGGCGATTGCTTTACAGCCCAATGCTTACTGGATCAAAACTTGGTCAACAGTTACCTTACTTTTTTGATCTAGTGATGCCGCTACGTGTCGAGCAAACAGCGGAAGGCCATCATTACCGCGTTCTGCAAACTGATTCAGACGGGCTTTGGCAAGCAAAAAACCGTGCTAACGGACGTCTGGATATGTGGGAAAAACCAGACTTGTCCAACATTTTCAACAAAATTAAAGGGGTAAACCAATGAAAGAGCTGTTACAGCAATGGCTTGACGCCAAAGAAGCAGAGCGCGCATCAGTGGAAAAGCGCCGCGCAATCGAAGATCGTCTTTCCGAATTGCTTGCAAGCGAGATGCCAGCAGACGGCCAAAAAACTATCAAAGCAGAAGGTTTTGCGGTCAAAGTGACATCACGCATTACTTACAAAGTAAATGGCGAAGCGCTTCAGGAAATCGCAAGCAAGAATGGTATCCCGCTGCCAATGCTGCAGCAGGCATTTAAGTGGAAATGCGAAGTAATCGGCAAAGGCTGGAACGAGCTAGAAAAGGGTGTTCAATCCGCCTTGTCTGACGCGGTTACGACAGAAAAAGGCCGGCCATCTTATCAAATCACAATCAACACCAAAGAAGGGGTTTAATCATGTTTCTCGGAATGACTATCAACGTTAATGACCTGCCACAAGACGAACAGCAGGGCGGCGTAATTCCTGCCGGTCAATACACTGTCAAAATTGAGCGCGCTCAACTCAAAGACACCAAATCCGGCACCGGTCGCTACATTAGCTTGATGCTGCGTGTCCAAGGGCCAACGCACTCTAATGCAGTGGTGTTTGCGATGGTTAACATCAGCAACCAAAACCAAGAAGCAGAGCGCATCGGAAAGGCTCAACTGCGCTCGATCATGGAAGCCATCGGCCTGCAAACAATCACTGACACCGATCAACTGATCGGCGGCGTGATGGATGTGAAGGTTGCTGTTGAAAAAGACACTTACAACGGCAATGAGCAAGACCGCAATGTTGTTAAGTCTTTCAAAAAATCTCAGTCTGGGGCGGCGTTATCTGCGCCGATGTCGCAACCAGCAGCGGCGCATTTTGCGCCGCCGCAGCCACCAGTATCGCACCAGTCATCGCCACCGGCCAATTCCAACGCACCTGCACGGCCTTGGTAATCTAGATCGATAATCAGCAAATGGAGATGCCGCCGGAAACGGCGGCTTTTTTGCGATGAAACAAGCAATTTACGATGCAATCAAGCGGTCAAAGACCGAATTGCCGCGCCCGCATTTGGGCGCATCAATCATTGGGGAAAAATGCCGCCGTAAGATTTGGCTGTCTTTCCGATGGGCAATCAAATCCGATTTTGACGGCCGGCTGTTGCGCATTTTCCGCCGCGGCCACCAAGAAGAGCCAAACGTTATTGCCGACCTGCGTCTGGCCGGCGTTGTCTTTGCTAACCCAAGCCAGCTAAGCCAAGTTGGTTTCAAAGACGGCCATTTTGCCGGTAGCGCGGATAACGTGATTTTGTCCGGATTGCCGGATTACGCTGGTCAATATCCGCTGTTGCTTGAAATCAAAACCAGCAACAAAGCGCGATTTGTTGAGCTGGAAAAAGACGGCCTACGCAAAGCAAAGCCGCAGCACTACGCACAAATGCAAGTGTATATGCTTAAGCTTGGTTTGCTTGCTGGCCTTTATTTGTGCGTCTGCAAAGATGATGACAATATCTATACGGAGACAATCGCACTGGATACCGATTTTGCAATGCTGTTAACCGAAAAGGCGCACGACATTGCAACATCAGATCACATGCCGCCGCCACTGTCGGAAAATCCAACGTGGTACGAATGCAAAATGTGTAATTATCACGCTTTTTGTCACAAGACACGCATTACCGATAGCGTAAATTGCCGCACATGCGCCAAATCAACCGCCAAGCGTGATGGAGGCTGGTTTTGCGAGCACTGGCAAGACAATATACCGGTACACGCACAATATAACGCTTGCCGCGCCCATGTCTTGCACCCCGAACTTGTGCCTTGGTCAACCATCGGCCAGACAGATACATCAATCACTTACCAGGTTGCTGGCAACCCAGTGCTAAACGGTCACGATGGTTTTGCATCAACCGAGATTCTCGCCAATCCAGAATTGTGCGCACAGCAAGATGCTGTTGTTGCGTTTTTACGCGACAACATGGGCGGGGAGATTGTCGAATGAAACTCAGAGACTATCAACAGCGAACGATAGACATGCTCTATTCGTGGTTTTACGAAAACCGCACACCGGAAAAGCACCCGTGCCTTGTTTTGCCGACCGGCGCGGGCAAATCGCTGGTTATCGCCGCTCTCGTGCGTGATGCAATAGAGAAATGGCCGGAAACACGTGTCTTGATGCTTACCCATCAAAAAGAATTGATCGAGCAAAACGCGGAAAAACTTAAAAAGCTGTGGCCGCTTGCCCCACTTGGAATTTACTCGGCCTCGCTAAACAAAAAGATTTTGCATCGTCAGATAACCTACGCCGGCATTCAGTCGATACGCAAAAAGGCTAAAGAATTGGGTCATATTGACCTTGTTTTAGTGGACGAATGCCATTTAATCAATCACACAGAGCAAGGCGGCTATCGTCAATTTATTGGTGACTTGCGAGAAATTAACCCATCTTTGCGGATTATCGGATTGACTGCCACAGAATATCGGCTTGGGCACGGCTTAATTACAGAGGGAAAAGATCGGCTATTTACCGACTTAATTAAGCCAGTGTCGATTGAAGAATTGATTGCCCAAGGCTATTTATCACGACTTGAGAGCAAACCAACTCGTTTTGTTTTGGATGTTTCAGAAGTCGGTAAACGTGGTGGTGATTTTGTCGAAAAGCTATTGCAGGAGGCCACCGACAAAGACGAAATCATCACCGCGATTATTGGCGAAGTGATGCCGCTTGCTAGCAATTTGCGGTCAATGCTCTGGTTTTGCACCGGCGTTGAAAACGCGGAACATTACGCGGAACATTTACGGGCATTAGGTGAAACCGCCTACGCCGTAACCGGAAAAACACCGAAAGGAGAACGTGCCAGATTACTGAACGATTTTAAGTTGGGAAAGATTCGCCACCTAACAAACGCAAACGTACTCACAACCGGCTTTGATGCCCCAAACATTGATGGTATCGTGATGGCTCGCCCAACGCTATCAGCCTCGCTGTACGTCCAAATGGCAGGGCGTGGCCTGCGGCTCAAAGATCACACCGACCATTGCCGTATCTTTGATTTTGCCGGCAACATCAGACAGCACGGGCCGATTACCAATGTCACGCCACCAAGCAAAAAAGGCGGCGGGAAAGCACCGACAAAGGAATGCCCCGTGTGCGAAGAAATTTTGCACGCATCAGCGAAATACTGCCCGAGCTGTCATTATATTTTCGTCCCCGACGATGAAGATAAGCCAAAGCCACGCCCAACACTGCACCACGACGACATCCTTGGCCTGGAAGATACCGAAATTGAGGTTTCCGGTTGGACATGGCGCGCACATCGTAGTCGGAAAAATGGCAAATTTATGTTCAAGATCACATATCACGATGTCAATTTGGCTGGTGATGATGTGTCAGAATATATCTGCCTTTTCCACGATGGTTTTGCTGGTCAAAAAGCGGTGCAGTTATTTTCTACTGTTTATCACAACGGAAAAGGAGAAAAAGGCTTTTTTGTTGCCAGCGACTATCAGCCAATGCTAGAAATCGGAACACTAAAGGAATCTGAAATCGTCAGATCATTCTGCGCAAAGCCTATTGAAGATCAATCCGATATTGATATTCTTCAGGCAAAGAGAGCAATGGACAAGATTATTGATGCGCTAAAGCGTAAAATCTCGCCGCCAAAGAAAATCACCTACCGCAAAGTCGGTAAATTCCACGAAGTATCAGAAAGGATTTGGTAATGAATAAAAAAGAGTACGCTTATCGTCTCGATATTGCGACACGAGAGATTCAACTGCTGGAATCTTGCCGGCCATCTTGCAAAAGCTGCGATCATTGGCAAAGCGTAGTGTGCGGCGTGTATCAAGAGACCCCGCCGCCACACATCCAGGAGGAAGGTTGCGACAACTGGCTATGGGACGACATTCCATTCTAACCATCATCGCCGGTTCTTTGCCGGCGTTTTATTTCTCTTGACCGTGCAAATAAATTGCACTATTATCGGTGCACCATCAACAAAGGGAGCAAACAATGGGTTCAGACTACATCGAAGAAACGGTCATCTTGGCTGATGACCCCGCTGGGGAGCTGGAGGTAAAACTCTGCATTTACCCTGACCCAGATGATTCTGGTGTTAGCACAATCAACGGCGTTGAGCGCGACTATTTCGATGAAAACTTCATCGAGCGTGTCGAGCGTGAGGCGTTAGAGGTTCTCGCTCGATACAACACTGAAAACAACATCCCAGACTTACCAGACGAACAGGACTGGTAACACCACCGGCGGCCATGCGCCGCCACACCAACCAAAAGGAAAAACCAATGACACCACGCAAAAACCAAGACATTAAAAGCTGGCCTGTTAGCCAGCCGCGCCGCACAGCTAAAAGCTGGTTGCTGTTTGCCGTTCTCTTTTCCGCCTACATTCTTTCAACGGGGTTTTAATCATGCGTCAAATCAAAAACCGCGAAACCGCAATGCGCCAACTCGCTGCAGAAATTGCAGCAAAGTCGCAGCAACTCGCTGCAATCAGCCATCACAAAATTACTCACGCCGAATCATCGTTTGCCGGCATGACAGAATCCACCGCCACATTGCTTGTTGATGGTGGTCACGTCAAAACTGTGATTAAAGTCACGCCGCACATTATCAACAATATCGCCGATTACAAGACCAGCATTATTGATTCATACATTGTCAATCTTGACGGGTTTGGCGAGGTTGTTTTGCACGAAATTCTGTTTTATGGCGAAGTGGTTTTAATTTCCGAGGAGTTATTTTGATGTCACACTTGAACAAAACACAGGTGGGTGGCAATCACTACACAAGCAAAACCGTGCAGCCTTGGGCAGCAATGCAGGCATGGATGACGCAAGAGGAGTTCACCGGCTTTTTGCGCGGCAACGTCATCAAATATGTGGCGCGCTGTAACGACAAAGGCGGCATTGAAGACTTGAAAAAGGCGCGGCATTATCTTGATAAACTGATTGAAACGCTGGCAGAGCAACAAAACAAATAACCACGCCCACCCAACCACCGCCCCACATAGGGGCGGTTTTGTCATTTTGGAGAATCAACAATGCTTGACCCAACAATCCGTCATCAAATCTTTCTACAACGCTACTCAACGGGCGAATTTAAGCGCATCGAACCGCTTTTGCGCTCATTGCGCCGCGACATCAAGCGCACCCTGAACGCTAACCGCAGCGCACTATCTATCGATCAGCAATCGCGCTTAAACATTTTGCTTGCTGACATCAATCTGGTTATCCAGCAGCACACAGCCAAACTGCAAAACCGCTTAGAGCAAATCAGCCGCCCACTTGCCCAAAACGAGCTAGATTTTTACGAAACCGCTCTCGGGCAATCAGTCACTGTGCCATTGGCCGGCTTACCAGCGTCCGCCGTTGCTGTGGCAGCCAACCCCACCGTCAATCTGGTTAGCGGTCAAAACATCGAAAGTAAAACCCTTACACAGATTATCCGTGATCTTGACGTGCGCACCCTCGAAAACGTGCGCGAAGAAATCCAGAAAGGTTTGCTCCAAGGTGAAACGGCCACGGCAATCACACGCCGCGCAACAGCGATTGTGCAGACGCGCACAACGCAGCAAGTGGAAGCCGTTGTCAGAACTTACATAAACGCAATATCAGCCGAAGCCGCTCAGCAAGTCGCAAGCACCAACCGACAACTGTTAAGCGGCATGAAATGGTTGTCGGTACTCGATAAGCGCACAACGCCCGTTTGCCAGGCGCGGGACGGGAAAATCCACCCTATCGGCTCATCCGTCCGCCCGCCGGCCCATTTCCGGTGTCGCTCAGTGTTTGAAATGATCGTCAAACCTGAGTACCGCGTGCCCGATCAAACGCGCACC